TACTTTTGACGTCTGAGGTAAAGAGATCAGCAATATCAACACCTAAGCTCCTGGCAATATTACTCAGGGCTTGCTCAGTGAATTGTTTCTGCTTACCTGTTTCCAGGCGCGAGATATTCGCCGCATCCACTCCTATTGCTTCAGCTAGATCGGCGATTTTCATGTTCTTCGCCTGGCGAAGTTGTCTGACTCGATTTCCTATGTTCATGCGTTTATTACATTTCTTTATTGCGCGTTAAGCAAATCAACTTGCGCAAAATATTTGCGTGAAATAATATGCTCATCACGCAATATGTGGAGGTTATATGCAATCACCATTACGGAATGTGCGTAAGGCGCACGGACTTACTTTGCAGCATGTTGCTGCTGGCGTTCAGGTCAATCCAGCGACGCTGAGTCGTATTGAAAGACTGGAACAAATTCCATCTATCGATCTTGCAGAACGTCTGGCCAATTTTTTTAAGGGTGAAATCAGCGAAATGCAGATTCTTTATCCGGCACGTTTTCAATCTAGCCAAAACCAGAATGGGTTTAAACCACAGGAACAGGAGGTAAGCCGTGGGTAATCATCACTGGAAAGTGGAAAAACAGCCTGAGTGGTACGTGAAAGCTGTCAGAAAAACCATCGCGGCGTTGCCAGGGGGTTACGCTGAAGCTGCTGAGTGGCTGGATGTTACAGAGAACGCTTTATTCAACCGCCTTCGTGCAGATGGCGATCAGATTTTCCCGCTGGGATGGGCAATGATTTTACAGCGTGCTGCTGGCACTCACTACATTGCGGATGCTGTCGCACAGTCTGCTGGTGGGGTGTTTGTATCGCTTCCTGAAATTGAGGAAGTAGAGAACGCAGATATAAACCAGCGCCTGCTGGAAGTCATCGAACAGATCGGGAGTTACTCAAAGCAGATTCGTTCGGCAATCGAAGATGGGGTAGTGGAGCCACACGAGCAGACAGCAATTAATGATGAATTGTATCTGTCAATTTCGAAGCTCCAGGAGCATGCGGCACTGGTCTACAAAATTTTCTGCGCTCCAGAAAAGAGTGACGCCCGCGAGTGTGCAGCTCCGGGCGTCGTGGCGTTTTGTGTCTGTGGAGAAACTAACGCATGAACAGTTTAACGGCAAATAACCGTTTGTCGCAACAGCTGGTGGTCAGCGTCGCTGAACACCTGTTGTTACGGCATGAATGCAGATTACCAAATCACCTGGCTGTAAGTAACCACAGAGAACTTTACCTGACTGTGGGGGGCGAGTTGTGCAGGAACTTAACCGCTGGTTTCGTGACGGAAGAGGGCTTTATGTCCATGTTATTCGTTGGGAGCCAGAAACACAGCGCGTTATCTATCTTCGCAAAGACTACCCGCATGAGTGCTTTAGTCCTTTGTGGAAATTCAGGCGTGATTTTGTTGAGTGTGAAGGACCACCAGCACATTGATTCTGCCATTCCGGGACGTTACACTGTTCAGGCACCTTATAAAGCGGGTGCCGGGATTGGCGTCCTGGAGAAGGCTACCGCGTACAACCGCGTAGATGCGGTTTTTTTGTACGCATTATTTTGTCACGCCCAAATTATGGTGGGGCGTACAGGGGCATCGCAAGATGCGCCGGTAAGGGTAGCCGCCGGTAACGCCAACTCTGTACGTCTCACCACCTCTATGATTGGCGTCTTATGTGGTGAGTTTTTTAAGCTTGCTACCGAGGCTGCCATTATGGCTACGATCCCAACCTTTGTTCACCCTGAAATCACGATCATCAATGGTCGTGCTGTCACTACATCTCTTGCAGTTGCTAACTACTTTACTAAACGGCATGAGCGGGTTTTAGATAGAATTCGAAACCTTGAATGCTCCGCTGAATTTGCTGAACACAATTTTGTGTTAAGTGGTTATACCGACGCTTCAGGCCGCAAACTACCTTGCTATCAAATAACCCGCGACGGCTTTGCGTTTCTTGCTATGGGTTTCACGGGTAAACGTGCTGCCCAGTTCAAAGAGGCATACATCAATGCCTTTAACCAGATGGAGAAACAGCTTTCAAAGCCCGCTGTACCGAGCGACGTTGCACATAACGCCAGCGTTCTCTGTTCCTACATTTCATCAATTCATCAGGTCTGGCTGCAGCAGCTTTATCCTATGTTGGCAAAAGCCGAATCTCCGCTGGCTGTTAGCTTATATGACTATATTAATGATGCTTCGGCGCTGGCCTGCCTCATAAATTTGTCGCTGAACCCTTCAGAGGTAAGGGGGCGCAAATGATCCGGAATATTTTCAAACGTTTTACCAATCAGACTTTCCGTTGTCCTCGTCCGGGTCAGTGGTACACCACGCCTGCAGGGCATGTTCTACGTGTTAGCCTGGTTGACCGTGAATGTCAGAAGGTGATTTGTGAACCGCTGGGCCGTAATTACCGCGTCAGTATGCCGCTTATAGCCTTTCGCTCCGGAAAAAACATGAAGCATCTCGGAGGTGCAGCATGAGTATGGAGCTGATGGTTAAAGCGATGAAAATTCGAGTGGGTAATCCATTGCGAAAACTGGTTCTGATCAAGCTGGCTGATAATGCCAGTGATCAGGGTGAGTGCTGGCCCAGCTACCAGCATATTGCTGACCAGTGCGAGATTAGCAAACGTTCTGTGATGAATCATATTGCGGCCCTTTGTGAGTCCGGGCTGGTAAAAAAAGTCACCCGGAAAGGTGAAAAATGTAACTCAAGTAATATCTATCTCCTTCATCTGGATGGTGCAGGAGATTCACTAGGGGGTAGTGCAAATAATTCACTATCTGGTGCAGCAAATTCACCAGGTAGTGCAGGAGTTGCACCAGGGGGTAGTGCAGGAGATTCACCCAGAACCAGTCACTCTTTTGAACCAGTCAAAGAACCAGTCAATGAACCAATAGCTGTTGGTGCATCAGTTGATGAGTCCGTGCGAGTTCGTTCAAACCGACCGGAATACTCTCCGGAGTTTGAGCAGGCATGGCTGGCCTATCCCAAACGTGCTGGTGGCAATTCAAAATCTGCAGCCTTCAAAGCTTGGAAAGCCCGTTTGAATGAGGGGGTAAAACCCGAAACCATGCTGGAAGGTGTGAAACGCTACGCGGGCTGGGTATCTGCGATGGGTAACAGCGGCACACAATTTGTGAAACAGGCTGTCACGTTCTTTGGTCCGGATCGTCATTTCGAAGAATCCTGGGAAGTTCCTGCGGTATCTGCAGCCAGACGCGAGGACCCGTACTTCAAAGCCAGTTACGACAACGTGGACTACAGCCAGATCCCGGCAGGATTCAGGGGGTGATTATGAGTCTTTTGAATGAAGTTCAGAAATTCATTGAAGCCCATCCGGGGTGTACTTCCGGAGACATTGCGGATGCTTTTGCTGGTTACTCACGGCAGCGCGTACTGCAGTCAGCAAGCAAGTTACGTCAGAGTGGGCGTGTGGCTCACCGTTGTGAAGGAGATACACGCAGACATTTCCCGCGCCTGACTGAGAGAGCGCAAGAGCCGGAACCACAACCAGTTCGTGAAACCAGACCTGTGCGCAATTTCTATGTCGGCACTAACGATCCCCGGGTGATTTTATGCCTGACCCGCCAGGCTGAAGAACTGGAGTCGAGGGGGTTATACCGTCGTGCTGCAACGGTGTGGATGGCGGCATTCCGTGAAAGTCACTCCCAGCCAGAACGAAACAACTTTCTGGCGCGTCGTGAGCTGTGCTTACGGAAAAGCAGCAAGCGCGCTGTATCTGGTGATGAATGGTATCTGTCAGGGAATTACGTGGGGGCTTAATGACGACGTTAACTCAATGCCAGCAGCAGGTGCTGGATATGCTGATTTCTTACCAGCAAGAACGTGGCTTTCCGCCAACCAATCAGGAGGTGGCAACCATGCTGGGATACCGTTCGGTGAATGCAGCGGTGGAGCATCTTCGCGCACTGGAGAAAAAAGGCGTCATCACGATAAAGCGTGGCGTGGCCCGGGGGATAACGCTTCATACCGCGGTGAAGGACGACGACAGCGAGGCGGTCGGGATTATCCGCTCACTGCTTGCCGGTGAGGAAAACGCCAGGCTGTGTGCAGCCCACTGGTTACATGAGAGGGGCATGAAAGTATGAAGCTGATTCTGCCTTTTCCGCCCAGCGTGAACACGTACTGGCGACATCCCAACAAAGGGGCGTTTGCAGGTAAGAGCCTGATAAGCGCGGCGGGGTGAAAATTCCAGAGCGCGGCGTGCGCAGCAATAGTTGAGCAGTTACGTCGTTTGCCGAAACCAACGTCGGCACCTGCTTCAGTGGAGATCGTGTTGTTTCCGCCGGATAACCGGATCCGCGATCTGGACAACTATAACAAGGCGCTGTTTGACGCCCTGACCCACGCGGGTGTGTGGGAAGACGACAGTCAGGTGAAAAGAATGCTGGTGGAGTGGGGACCGGTTATCCCGGAAGGGAAGGTCGAGATCACTATCAGTAAGTACGAGAAAACGGCGGGTGCAGCCGCCTGATCAAGAGGAGAAACGAAGTATGAATAATCTGATGGTCATTGATGGTATTGAAGTTCGTCGTGATGCTTATGGGCGTTACAGCCTGAACGATCTGCATCGCGCAGCAGTAGCATCTGGTGCAAATGCCAGAACCAAGGAGCCAGGAAAGTTTATTTCCAGCCAACAAACTATTGAACTTGTTCATGAATTGACCAACACCCAGAATTTGGGTGTTGACCCGGTGAGTGTGATTCATGGGGGAAATGAACGGGGAACTTATGTCTGCAAGGAACTGGTGTATGCCTATGCAATGTGGATCAGCCCGTCATTCCATCTGAAGGTGATCCGTACTTTCGACATGGTAACCAGCGCACCGGAAAAATTATCCGGACAGGCTGCTGACAAGATGCAGGCTGGTGTGATTCTGCTGGACTTTATGCGTCGGGAGTTAAACCTGTCTAACTCATCTGTGCTTGGTGCCTGTCAGAAACTCCAGGAGGCTGTTGGCTTACCGAATCTGGCACCGCGCTATGCCATTGATGCTCCTGCTGATGCACACGATGGCTCAAGTCGCCCGACACTGTCACTGAGTGCACTGCTGAAACAGTATGGTATCCGCCTGACGGCTAATCAGGCATATCACCAGATGGTGAAGCTGGGGATCGTCGAGCAGCGCGAACGATACAGCCGTACCGCGATTAACAACATCAAAAAATTCTGGTCGCTGACAGCGAAAGGCTGCATGTTCGGCAAGAACATCACCAGTCCTGCAAATCCGCGCGAGACGCAGCCGCATTTCTTCGAATCCCGATTCCCTGAGCTATTAAAGCTGCTCGATACCGTTCATTGAGGTGGCCGTGAGAGCACTACTGACCCCTGAAATTGCCCCGCGTATGGGGATCGTATTGTTCAGGCCAGGTTCAGAGCTGATGCCCCTGTTTATGCAGGGGCGTGTCCTGCTGGAGCCTGAGCCGGAACGTTATTCATCTTTCGCCAGTGGTGCCGTTCCGGTGGCATCACAACCGCTGGCGGATGATCCTGCCGTTCGGGCCGTGTTCCGCAATGAGGCAGTGATCCGTCGTGCTGGTGGCGTGGAATGTCTTGAAAGCTGGTTACTTCGTGAAAAAGGCTGCCAGTGGCCTCATTCCGACTGGCACAGCGAGAACATGACCACAATGCGACACGCTCCGGGCGCAATCCGTCTGTGCTGGCACTGCGATAACCAGCTGCGCGATCAGTTCACGGAACGGCTGGAATCAATGGCAACGGATAACTGTGCCCGCTGGGTGTTGTCTGTAGTCCGTCGGGATCTCGGTTTTGATGATAACCATGCCGTGACAATGCCTGAACTGTGCTGGTGGCTGATTCGTAATGACCTGGCGGATGCCTTACCTGAAAGCGCAGCCCGTAAGGCGCTGAGATTACCGAAACCTGTTGTGCCGTCTGTCACCCGGGAAAGTGACCTTGTGCCTTCGGTTCCTGCCACCAGCATCATCCAGGATAAAGCGAAAAAGGTGCTGGCGCTGAAAGTGGATCCGGAGTCGCCGGAGTCTTTTATGTTACGCCCAAAACGCCGCCGCTGGGTTAACGAAAAGTACACGCGCTGGGTTAAGACACAGCCGTGTGCATGTTGTGGAAAGCCTGCTGATGATCCCCACCACCTGATAGGCCACGGTCAGGGTGGAATGGGTACAAAAGCGCATGACCTCTTTGTGTTGCCTTTGTGCAGAAAGCATCACGACGAGCTGCATGCGGATACCGTGGCATTTGAAGAGAAGTATGGCTCTCAGCTGGAGCTGATATTTCGTTTTATCGATCGTGCGCTAGCAATTGGCGTACTGGCGTAAGTGGAGAACGAGCATGAACCTTGAAGCCTTACCAAAATATTACTCCCCAAAATCTCCAAAATTGAGCGATGACGTACCGGCGACAGGCTCGGGTGGTTTAACAATTACGGATGTGATGGCTGCGCAGGGGATGGTGCAGTCGAAAGCACCGCTTGGGTTTGCCTTATTCCTGGCAAAAGTTGGTGTTCAGGATCCTCAGTTTGCGATTGAAGGTCTGCTCAATTACGCGATGGCACTGGATAACCCGACATTGAATAAATTGAGTGAAGAAACCCGGCTACAGATCATTCCTTACCTTGTGAATTTTGCCTTTGCTGATTATTCCAGGTCTGCGGCAAGTAAGGCTCGCTGTGAGCATTGTGCTGGTACTGGATTTCATAATGTATTGCGCGAGGTGGTGAAACACTCCAGAAGCGGGGAATCTGTTATCAAGGAAGAGTGGGTGAAGGAACTATGTCAGCATTGTCATGGTAAGGGAGAAGTCAGCACAGCGTGCAGAGGGTGTAAGGGTAAAGGTATTGTCCTGGATGAAAAAAGGACCCGGCTTCATGGCACACCTGTTTATAAGATTTGTGGGCGTTGCAATGGAAACCGGTTTAGCCGTTTACCAACCACACTGGCGCGGCATCATGTCCAGAAACTGGTACCGGACCTGACGGATTATCAGTGGTACAAAGGATATGCAGACGTTATTAATAAACTGGTTACAAAGTGCTGGCAGGAAGAAGCGTATGCTGAATCGCAATTAAGAAAAGTG